CTTGATCACTAGGTGTGACTAAGTTGTTTCTAAGGTAGGGCTGCAATTTGTTTTCAATAAAATTTGCAATACTTTGTGGACGGGCTAGTTCCGCTTGTGCCTCATCTAATTTTTGTTGCGCCTCGGCTATGTCTTGCTTACGCTTTATAGCTCCTTCTTTATATGATTGAGCTAAACTAATTTTTTTATTTTTGTTTACTTCCGATATAGGGTTATCTTGATATAACCTTTTTATAAAATCTTTGTAACCTTGTACTATAGATTTATCGCTATCTACGCTACCTTGATGAATATCTACTATATTTTTTTTATTCTTTATCTCGTTACTAACCCTTGTATCTCTTATTAAGTTAGCAATGTAGTCATTAACTACATCGCTTCTTTCTCTTGTGGGCATCCAATTGCCGCCCTCGTTCTTAATAATGTTCATCGGTTGGGCAGCAGGTGCCATCTTGCCAAGTGTTGCTTCAATCTGCGGGCCCGAAGCCTTTAATGCAGCCAGCGTTGCTTTGGCCGTTGGCTTTGCAAGCTTTAATGCAATCGTTGGATCAATAAATTCACCGATCTCACCAAACCCCGCCGCCTCTTTCGTCGGCGCAGTCATGCGCCCCGGCAAACGCTGACGTTCTATTTCTTCGCCTGTCGCAAAGCGACGATCTTTATCCTCTTTAAAAATAGATTCAATTGCTCCCGCAGTCCCCGGAAGCGCTGCCACAGATCGACGGCCTACAGATTCAAGATTACTTACTCCTTCCATACCTATGCGCTTTAACGCAGCCAATCGCTTCCCTGATATTACGAAGGATCCGATGGGTTTGCACCTGCGCGGTCCTCAGTACCAGCAACTACTCAAGCAGTACTCCCAGCCCCAATCGGGGAAAAATGATCAGAGCAAGTTGATCGCCCCTATGCCTTATTCGCCTAAAGCAGGTGAGGATAAGACACCTACAAGAGTGCCTATGCCTTATTCACCTAAAGAAGATGGCGACAAGGCAATTAGGAATTCAATACAACCTATGCCTTTTAGCGGAAGCGCAGCGGACCTTCTATCCCAGTTCACGGGTGCGGTAATGCAAGCCGAGAGCCGCGGCAATCGGTACGACAAGTCGGGGAAACTGCTGACATCTTCTGCGGGTGCGCTGGGTGAGATGCAGGTCATGCCCGGAACCGTCCGCGATCCGGGGTTTGGTATTCGTCCAGCCAAGGATAACAGTCCGGACGAGTTAGCGCGGGTGGGTCGGGATTATGCGGCTGTGATGCTGCGGCGTTATAACAATGATCCAACAGCGGCGGCGGTGGCGTACAACTGGGGTCCGGGCAACGCGGATAAGTGGGTTAAGCGTGGTGCGGATTTTGGTGCGTTGCCGAAAGAGACGCAGCGGTATGTATCGCAGATCACGGGTCAGATGGGTGTGCCGATTGCCGCGAAGCGGGTACCTCCTCCTCCTGCCAAGCGGGTAGAAACCCGTCCGGCTCCGCCACAGAAGCGGGCACAAGCGGAAGATTTTGATCGAGAGTCCACACTGGAGCTTTCATCGCGGCCCGCGGAACAACCGCAGGGTCAGGTGACACGTGCGGATGTGGATCGTTTGGGTCCGAACTATCAGGCGGCGTTGGCAGCAATGACCTTGGCTGATTCGCGTGAGGATGATGACGACTTTTATGATGATGATGAGACGATAGCCGAGCGGTACATGGAGCGGCGTGAGATGCAGATGGCGCAGGACGAATCGACCTTAGAGGAAGAGGAACCTGCGCGGGTATCGCCGTTGGCGGGTTTGTCGGAGCTGTCGTATCAATCGCCGTTTGCACAAGAAGAGCCGGTGATGATGGCGGATGGTGGATTGGTCTACCGTGCTGAGGGTTCCCCTGTTTATGGAGAAGTGGCGGATACAGGCCCTATCACAGAAGATACTCGTAGGGCTTTGGCAAATCGCCAGAGCTTTAATCCGCGTGAAGCATTGGCTGCGTTAAAGCGCATAGGTATGGAAGGAGTAAGTAATCTTGAATCTATGGCTCGTGGGTCCGTGGCTGCTGTACCGGGCGTGGTTGGAGATATTGAGTCCATCTTTCGTGACGACCAAAAACGTAAGTTCGCGACCTCCACAGAAGTAGAGCGTCAGTATCTGCCCAAGCGGATGACTGCGCCGACGAAAGAAGCATCGGGGTTTGTGGAAATTGGCACAGCAATTGATCCGTCGATTGCATTAAAGGCTGCACCGAAAACAGCGAAGGCTGCATTGAAAGCAGTGAAGTCAGCCGGTCCTCAGATTGAAGAGACGCTGATGAAAGCCGCGCCTGCTGCCAAGCCCCTTGGGGTTGTGAGTGATGCAAGAAAAATGCTCATGGAAGTACCAGAAGCATCCTTGTTTGTAAGTAAGGTGGATGATTTTATTGCTTCGCAGAAGGGTCCTGTAACCAAGCAACAACTGCTGGGTCAAATGAAAGGAAAATTCAGGGACTACGAAATTGGTCGGGTATCTGCTGCGTTGGCTAATTACAAAGATACCGAGAAATTTATGCCTGAGTATCTATTATCCGCGGTTCAATCGTCTTATCCAGCATCCAAACTCAAGACATATGTATTGGAGCCGCAGAAAATTGATAGGTGGGCATCTACCGATAACGTTTACTTTGACCAGCCTGTAGGCGTAGTCAATCTTCGTTTTGATACGCCAATGGAGAAGGTGTATAAGAGCTTGTCTAACCAAGAGGCACTTGATCGACTAGCTTGGATAACTAGCCCCACACGTTTTGCAACATCTGACAAAAAGGCACAGGACATAGCAGACTTGGCCGGGGCGATCAGGGGTCTCCCTGATGCAAATAAGTTTAGTGGGTTGTTAGGTGACATGGATCGCCTCTACGCTTCAAAAAACAAAACAGATACGATGCTGGCAGAAATAGATAATGCATACAGCGCGTACAAGTACCCGGCGACTAAGGACGGCTGGAGCACTGCAATTAATGAATACTATGCAAAGAATAAAGGCCCCTCAATGTTTGAGGACGCAAAAAAATATGCAAATGAAGTAGTACAAAAAGAAGCCGATAGAGTGCTAAAAAATTATGAAATAAAAATCCCGAGTAAATCTCTTTCACCTGAGGAGTTTATTAAGGAGCTTCAAGCTAATGCGGCTTTGAAGATGCAGTCTATTTCGCAAAAAGAAAAAGATGCAGTGGCCGAGCTTACTGAAAAGTTTTACCCAGAACTGACTGAAGCAGCTAAAGCCTTTAGAAGTAATTCTTTATATGAAGGACAGCATAAGAGCCTTACGCCAAAAGGAACACCTATTGCGTTTTCTCGTTTTGTAGATCACACGGTAAATCTCCCGGACAAGGGCGAAACAAAAGTGATGCACATGGTAGAGTTGCAGTCTGACCTGCTTGATGACATTCGCAAGACCGGGTCAAAATCAGGTAGCAAAGTGCAAGACCTAGAGGATTTACTAAAAACGGAAGCAAGTATAAAAAAGATTCTGAAAGAAGATCCGCGATTAGTGGATCCAGCAAAGAAATTAGATCATATAAGGTCTACGTATCCTAATTCTGCTCCTGTTGAAAAATCAGAGGCATATAGAAGTATCATTAAGGAAAACCCTGAAATAGAAAAAGAACTGATTGAATACATGAAGCTTAGGGATAAGGAATCTAGGTTAAATGTTAGATCGCGTCAGGGCAAGTATGACTTAGAGGAAGCGTTCCCCGGCATGGAGATGTCCCCGCAAGTTGTGCAACAGATGATGATTAAGAACGCTATTGGCGGAGCAATGCAGCGTGGTGTTACTGCTGTTACTTTCCCCGGTAAAGAATCAAAACAGGCTCAACTGTATGAAAAGCTGTATCCAAACTTAAAGCAAGCGGTGAAGGACTTGGGTCCGGGTTTTGATCTACGGCAAATAGAGTTATACGATAGTTTGGGTAAGGCTTACTCCCATTGGGGAGTTGTATGGGATGATAGCACCGCGAAAAAAGTCATGAAGCAGGGCATTCGATTCAATAAAGGGGGTCTTGTAGATAAACAAGACTCTGATTACAGAAAGTTTATCTAAAGGTTAGGCCATGCCAATAGAACGCGTAAACAGTCTGCCTTCGGGCGAAATGGATGTCGAAGTAGAGGGCGAAGGCCCATTGCCTGATATTGAAATCGAGTTTGATGAAGACGGTGGCGTTGTTGTCAACATCGGCGAAGGTGAAGATGACGATGTCCCATTCGACGCGAATCTCGCAGAGGTGCTGCCGGAAGACGTTCTGACAGGCATATCGGAAGACCTGATGATGCTCTATGAGGCAGATACCTCGTCCCGCGAGCCGTGGGAAAAGCAGTACTCACAGGGCATGGAATTGCTGGGCTTCTCGATGGAGGAGCGCACCAAGCCGTTCAAGGGCGCGTGTGGCGTGTATCACCCACTGCTCTCCGAAGCCATTGTGCAATTCCAAGCGCAGGCGTTGAAAGAACTGCTGCCCGCAGGCGGGCCCGTGCGCACCCAAGTGCTGGGTAAAGAGACCCGTGAGCGTCTGATGCAAGCGCAGCGCGTCAAGGAGTTCATGAATTATCAGATCACCACTGTGATGCCGGAGTACACGCCTGAGTTTGATCAGATGTTGTTCTATGTGGGCTACGGTGGTTCGGCGTTCAAGAAGGTCTATTTCGACTACGACAAGGGTCGTATGGTCAGCAAGATGATCCCTGCTGACAATCTGTATATCCCCTATAACGGCTCGTCGGTGATGAGTGAATGCGAACGCATTACCTATCGCTTCCCCATATCGTTGAATGCGTACCGCAAGGCGGTAGTACGTGGCCAGTATCTGGATTCAGCCGATCCGTCCGTGGACATGGAGCAGACCAAGATTGTTCAGGAGAAGGACAAGAAGGTCACGGGTGTGGTGCCGAGTGGCGAGGAAGAAGAAATCTATTTGTTGGAGTTTCAGGCGGACTACGATCTACCCGGTTTCGAAGACAAGGATGAGGACGGCGAGCCAACGGGTATCAAACTGCCGTACGTGATCACGATTGATGAGGTCTCTGAGCGGGTGGTGGGTGTTCGCCGCAACTGGAAAGAGAAAGAAGATCGCAAAGAGCGTCAGGAGTACTACATTCACTACCTGCTGGTGCAGGGTCCCGGTGCGTATGGCTTGGGCTTCTTGCACTTAATTGGGGGCTTGTCCAAGACGGCGTCCGCTGCTCTGCGTCAGTTGACCGATGCGGGTACGTTGAGCAACCTGCCCGCTGGCTTTAAGGCCAAGGGTGCGCGGATCGAGAATGATGATGTGCCGATCTCTCCGGGCGAGTGGCGCGATATTGATGCCGGTGGTATGGACTTGCAGCAGTCTTTGCTGCCATTGCCCTATAAAGAGCCCAGCCAGACGCTTTTTGCACTGATGGGTTTCTGCGTGGATGCGGGTCGTCGTATGGCATCAATTACCGATTTGCAGGTAGGCGACAGCAATCAGAATGCAGCGGTAGGGACAACCATTGCGCTGTTGGAAAAGGGCTCCTCGGTCATGTCCGCGATTCACAAGCGGCTGCACTATTCGCAGAAGCTGGAGTTTCAGTTGCTGGCCAAGGGTTTTGCGGATTACTTGCCGGATGAGTACCCGTATGATGTGCCGGGCGAGTCGCGCAAGATCAAGAAGAAGGACTTTGATGACCGAATCGACGTTCTGCCGGTGTCCGATCCCAATATTTTCTCGGTGGCGCAGCGGATCACTATGGCGCAAACGCAGCTCCAGCTTGCCCAATCTGCACCCCAGATGCACAACATGTACGAAGCCTATCGCCGTATGTATGAAGCGATTGGCGTTAGAGACATCGATTCTATCCTGACAAGTCAGGATGTGGATAAGCCAAAAGATCCGGCAAGCGAGAACTCACAGGCGCTGGATGGGTCGCAACTGAAGGCATTTGCTGGTCAGCAGCATGACGCTCACATAATGAGCCACCTCATGTTCGGTCTGTCCCCAATTGTTTCGGCTATGCCAAACGTGGCGGTTGCTTTGCAAAAGCACATCTTTGATCACTTGACCAAGAAGGCGGAAGAGGCGACAGAGGCGGAGTTGTTCCAGCAGTACGGCACAGACCCCGACAAGATGGTGTCATTGCTCCAGCGGGAAGCCATGGTGGCGCTGAAAGTGGCGCAGTATTTCCAAGAGGTCAAGGCGATGCAGGAGCAGTTATCTGGCGCGAACCAGCAGCCGCCTGACCCATTGATTGAGTTGAAGAAGCAGGAGTTGACGCAGTCTGCACAGCGTGACCAAACCAATGCTCAGATTAATCAGGCCAAACTAGCCTTTGATCAGCAGCGGGAACAGAACGACATGCAGATTGATCAGGCTAAACTGGCACAGGCAGATAAGCTTGCGGCAGAGCGCAATGCAGTGGCATTGTCAAAAATGACTCAAACAGGAGGCCAACGTGGCAATCAGACCCAATAAATCGATGAAGAAGCGTGAAACAGGCCCGAATCGGGCCAAGAATGTTCCACGTGAAACAATTCAGGTGAACAAACCGACCTTTGTTTATCGGAAAGATGCCTTTAAAAAGGTAAAAATTACATAAAAAGTGTGTTGTAGTGCAAATATACATGCATAATAAGCATGTAGCCTTCAGATAGGGCCGGTACTGTCTGCGTACTTGGAGTAATCCATGCTTGAATTCACTGAAAAAGTGCTGATTTCAGTCCGAAACCTACGAAAACAATCAGAAGAAGTGATTGTGGGCGGCGGCGTGAAGGACATGGAGCATTACAAGTTCCTGATGGGTCGGATTGAGGGTTATAAATTTGTGGAGATGGCAATAAATGATCTCCTAAAGAAGAACTCAGACTCCTAAGGAACCTAAAAACATGACCATGTCAGCATTGGAACAGAAATGGGCAAAGGAAGAAGCGGAGAAGGTCCCGACTTTGGACGATGCCTATGGCGAAGATGGCAGTTTGGCCATTAAGGACATCGATGGGTCCGTTCTGGACCGTATTCCGAAGCCTACGGGCTGGCGAATTGTGATTTTGCCCTATCGAGGCGCAAAAAAGAGCAAGGGAGGCATCGTCCTTGCTGATTCCACGATTGAAAAACAGCAGATCACGACCGTTTGCGGCTATGTGCTGGCCGTTGGCGAATTGGCTTACAAAGATGAAGGCAAATTCCCCAACGGAGCATGGTGTAAACAGGGTGATTGGATTGTTTTTGGCCGCTACGCGGGTGCGCGTATCGGTGTAGACGGGGGCGAAATCCGAATCATCAATGATGACGAGGTACTGGCCCAAATCAACAACCCAGAAGACATTCTGCACATGTAAGGACACACCATGGCTAACATTACCCCAGACAATCAGCTTGAGTTTGAGCTAGGCGAAGGCGAAACAGAGACTAGCATTGAACTTCCAGAGCAGGAATCGGAAGACAGCGGCAGCGCCTTCGTTCTTCGTTGGTGCTTCTCCAAAGCCGGTCAGCATGACCTCTTCTTCAAATGCACGGTCCGAGGACTCGACGGAGAAAATTGCAGTGTGCTCGTTTTCGTAGCGGTTGTACTCCATCCCGAACAGAGCGTTCAGGCCGGGTTCCAGCTCTTTAACGAGTTGCGAACGAGAAATAGCCATGATTTAGCTCCTATTAGGTCAGGCCAGCAACACCGATGCTGCCGTATTGATGCGCATTGATCTTTACGACAACCTGAGTGAAGTTTTCACCCAAAGAATTGTTTGGAATGTTATACAGACCAACAATCTTTAGGACCAATGTGTTTGTAGTTGAAATCAATGACGAATCCAACTCCATCGCAGAAACACCAGTAGTAGTGCTACCTGCTGTGTAGGCGATGGGCGCGTTTTGGCCAATATCCGCCTGAACCACATCTTCATCAGCTTGAACAATAAATAGCTGATTAGGATCATCAATCACCTCAGCCATGATTTGGCCAGTAGTGATATTCACCGAACCGGGGTAGTAGTTACTCCAAGTCGGCTTGCCAGAGGTTGGATCGGTGTAGTTGCAACCGTTAAATACGCCAACTGCCGTGGCATGAGTGCCACTAACATATCTAACAAGAAAGCCAGCAACAAGGGTAACTAGGTCACCCTGAAAAATAGCGCCCGATTGGTTGTCCGCGATGACGTAACCATACTGCTTCTGTGCACCAGTAGCAGAAAGGTTACCCATGGGGCGGAGACCATAGGCTTTATCTACGTTTGCCATGTGTAAGCTCCTAAAGGGTTATGTAGTCTTAACGACTACCGAAAGTAGTGCGAGAGCTCCGTTCTGGAGCCTGAATACGCATAGTCGAGTGCGCGTTTTCACGCATCAACTCGTTGTCTACTGCACTGATCTGTTCTCTTGCCTTCCGGTTGTAGTGAGCATTGCGTTCGGCAAGAGTCTCATTAGGAATACGCGCCAAGAGCAAGCCCCCAACAGAAACCACGCCCGCATGTCTACCATCTTCGATGGTAGGTAGCGTATCGCGATATTCGTCGGGCAGTTCTTCATTGCGGACCAGTTCATAGCCCTCACGAAGTCTGCCAAAAACGTGCTGTTTGTCGTTAAATCCATTGATCTCTGCACGAATCCAGCGATGCTGAAAACCGGCAGGTGCTGGAGGGGCATCCAAACGCGAAGGAGGTGCCCAAGGCTTGCGACGCGCTTCTTTCTCACGGGATGCGCGAGGGGCGCGGTCGATAGTAAGTTTATCTTGGCTCATTTATTACTCCTTAACGTATTTGGCATATTCCTCGAGCGGAACACCCAATTTTTTTGCAATAGCAACTTGACTCGGTGAAAGCTTCACCGTCCTGCGTGCACTATTTACCCCGGAACTACGGGAAGCAGGTGCAACGGCTGGCACGTTCGACCGTTGTCTGTTGTTGGTTGAAGCAGCCCGGAACTTGTTCGGAAACTCGTTCCGGAGCCTGTTATCTAATTCAGTATAGTACTCGTCCGAATCAGGGTCAATGCCCTCTTCTTCGATCAAAGTCTGATGAATACCCCATGCGGCGTATGTCATCGTCCTATCCTGACCAAACCACTCATTCTTAGCTGCCCAATCCTCTGCGCGAGGGCTAGGGGCAGGTTGTTGACGAGCAGGCTGCTGGTACTGTTGCTGTTGGACAGGGGCTTGCTGCTGCATCGGGGCCGTTTGTGGCACTGGGCGGTTTTCATCCCAATATTGAAGCTGGCGCTGCTCCATGGACAGTTGCATGAGGCGCTCTTGAGCCTCGGTTTCTGTGTCAATGTCGCCTTCTTCACGCGCCCGGCGAATAATCGCCTTTAATTGCATCTGCTGGGTCTCTACACGAGATTTTGCCTCATAGACGCGGCTTTGATCCGTCGTGACCAACTGGTGTTCTAGCTGATTTGCCTTGGCTTGGACGTTACGGGCGTAATCAATGGCCGCTTGCTCACGGCGCTCGGCCTCTCGCATTTTTGCTGTCAGTTTGGCAATGCGCTTTTGCACATTCTCACTGACCTGATCTAACTCACTTTTTTCTGTCTCTGGTTTTACTGCCGGAGCAGGCGCAGACGCCTCAATCGTAGAGCCGCTGCCGCTGTCTTCCGATTCCTGCTCTGGAAGTTCAATGCTAGTCTCTGTTTCGCCTTCGCCTAGCTCAAACTCAAGCTGATTGTCTGGGGTAATGTTAGCCATGGTTTGTCCTTACATGT